CCGATGCGTCAATCCTCGTTGCCCCTCCGACAGTGGTGGGATTCAGGAGGTTGGCAAAGGTCCCATCGTCGCCGTCGACACCGTTGACGTAGTGCTCGGGGTGGAAGAACGTTCGGCCGTCGTAGGTGATATGACCGGCCTGCTCGCCCTCCCGGATCGCTTTGGCCACGAGGAACTGCGGCCAGTACGCTGATTGGCGGCCCACGTCCGAGGCCCAGCGACGGGCCATATTGAGCCCCTCCCCGCCAGGTATGCCGCCCACCACGTCTTCCAGCTGCTCTTTCTTGAGCTTCAGACTAACATTGGCGAATTTGTTCTTGATCGTGGTGTACTGGCTGATCATGTCTTCGAAATGAGCCGTGCCGCTGTCCATCTGGCGAATGATGGCCGTCGAGATGAGCCACAGGAACAGCTCTTCCTTCGTGCTGCTCGTCTTGGTGGTCGCCACCTGCTGCCACCAGAGCTTGGACAGCAAGCTCTTGTAGGCATCGACCGAAATGGACCTCATGTTCCGATCGAGGTCATGGATGAATGCAGGAGTCGCAATAAACATTTTATCTATCTCTCCTTCAGAGCCGAGGAGCCCGCACGTAGACGAGACCGCCTTCAATGAGGATGGCGCGGCCGCCACTGGAGCGGGTGCCGCCCTCGTCTGAGGTCGAAACGGTCGTGCCGTCGAGGAGGAAGACCTCCCCGAAGAGGTCTGTGGCCTGCACGTTGTTGGGAGGGCTGTCGTTCTGCCATGCGTGGGCGACGATTTCCTCGAAGAGGTCGATAACCGTGGTCCGTTGCCCATCGCCCGTGAAGGTCTCCATGAACCGGCCGGCGGGCAGCAGGTCGGTGTGCTCGCCTGGGTCCGCGTAGCAGAGCCCGTCGTCGGTGGAGAGGTGAGCCCGGCGGCCTGTTACCGCTGCTTCACCGCTGGCGAGGGTCACCCGAAGTGTCTTGAACGTCCTGAATCGCTGACGCATCACGCCCCCCTTACTGGCGCACCGAGGAAGAGGGTGTTGCCCTCCTCGAAGACACCGAAGGACTCTTGCTCGAGGCCCATGGCCAGACGCATGGCCCTGGCCTGGTCAGGGGGAAGCTGCGGGCCATCGTCCGCGTGCTCACCGCGCGTTGCGCTGACCGTGGCCGTAGCTGCCGCGTCGCCGAGCTTGGGCTTGCGAGGCTTGGGCAGCTGCTCAAGGAGGGCCTTTACCTCGGCCAGGGGCTTTTTGTTGAGGAGCTGGGCCAGACCCGAGGGCACCCCCCCGTGGGCCTTGATGAGCCGCTTTCGCTCTTGGGCTTCCTGCTGCCGTTCGAGCTTAATGAGGCGACGCTCAAGGGCTGCCGACCGCTGGACCAGCTCCACGGCGGTGGCCGTACTCACGGCTGTGGCCTCTTCGTCGTCTTCGTCTTCGGCCTGGTCGTCCTCGTCCTCGTCGTCACGGGCGGTCTTGGCGCTGGCCTCTTCGTCGTCGTCACCTTCTTCGTCGTCCTCGCTTTCGGCCGTGGTCTCGGCCGTGGCTTCCCCGTCGGCCTCAGCCATCGCAGCCAGCGCCCGCCGTGCTCGAGCTCGGGACGGCTCATCGAGGTGTGCGTCCTCGGTCATCGCCCGCAAGAGGGCGAGGACTTTCTCTTCATCCATTTGGTTCTCCCTATTTTTCGTATGTTCCGCGTCCAATGACGCCATGAGGTGGTCGAAGCTCCCGAGCTCATCGACGAGCCCGGCGGCCAGAGCGGCGTCGCCGCGGAAGGTGGCGGCCTCGAAGGCCTGGACGTCGGCTTTCTTGATTCCCCGCGAGCTGGCCACGAGCTCAAAGAATTCGCTGGCCAGCGCGTCGACCTCGCTCTGGTGGACCAGCAATTCGCTCGACTCGAGCGGCGAGTGGGGGTTGCCGTCGGCCTTGCGTGAGCCGCTGGTAATGAGCGCGAACCTGTGGCCCATCTGGGCGTCTGAGGCCGTGGCATCCAATCGCGCGGCAATCACCCCGATGGAACCTATCGAAGCCGTGCGCGAGGCCGTGATGCGGTCGGCCACGCAGGCGAGCGCGTAGGCTGCCGAGCAGCACTGCCCCTCGACGTGGACTACGAGCCGCTTGCCGGCCTGGTCGCAGGCGGAGCGAATGGCGCGGGCCGTGTCGAAACAGCCAGCCACCTCACCTCCCGGCGAATCGATACGCAGGAGCACGATTGGTTGAGGGTCGTTGCAGGCGGCCTCGATGCGCTGCCGAATCGACTCGTAGGAGTCCCCCCACCAGCCGCTATGTTGGACAAGGGGCCCGCGGATCGTGACGGTCGTCGCGATACCGCGGGCCCCATTGGGGGTGGGAGGCTCACTGGGAAAGAGCTCAAATAGTGCATGAGGCTCAATGGCTTGAGGACCGCGAGGATGGTATTGGCGCATCATACCGTCTCTCCCGGCGCGGGCGTGGCCTTGAGCTCCCCGGCAATCTTGAGCCCGAACTGTTCAGCTGTGGCTCGTACGTCGAGCTCCAGGCCACCGGCCGCCAGCGCTTCACGGGCAGCAGCGATGGCCGCGCCGGCCATCTGGAGAGAGGTCGCCGCCGCCGTCTGGTCCTTGGGCGGGGTCGTGTCCCAGCCCATCACCGGGCACTCATCGAGCCGGTCCTCGCCGAAGCAAGCCGCTACGTAGGCTGGCAGTCCCTGGGTGTTTACGGTGTAGGCCAGCCCCTGAGCCGTCGACTGAATCAGGTCTGCGCGAATGCTTTTGTGGACGTCGGCGTTGGAAAAGCCGACCCCGCCATCGGTGGTCACGGTCTGGCCCGCGACGGCGATGATCATCTCCTCGTTCTGGTCCCGAATGGTCTGGGCGAAGCTGTCGGCCCCGCGTCCGTTCGACTCGAGGAGCTTCACATCGTAGCCCGGGGTCAGACCGAAGACGGTGTTCATGCCCCAGGCCATGACCTTCTGGAACCAGGACTGACGGTGCTTCTCGGCAGCCCCGCTGGGCGCGATGGCGACCCGGGCGGGATTGGCCAGTTTGCGCTCCCAGTTGTCTTTCCCCGAGTTGGCGTGGTCCTTGCGAATCACTGCCCTGGACAAGCATCGCCACAGGCCTGCCTGCCATGGAGTTTGCCGACCACCCGGAGTATGGAGAATCCACTGCCCATCACCCGGAGTAATTGGCAGACAACCAATTGTGCTCTGGTAGTACCAGCGGTCTTCAGACCATCGATACCTCAAGTATTGAGGGTCTAGCCGGACAAAAACCGGATAGTCCCTGGCTTCAATCCAACGAAGTTCGCCGATTCCAACGCCGAGTGCAATACCGTCTCGTGCGAGCAGCGAAAGCTCGCCTGGAGGGAATATTTCTTCGAACACTGGCCGCGCAGAGAGGTCTGTCGAAACTAACGCTCCGATCATGTCTGGCGGTCCTCGGAAAGTCTTTGGCAACTGCACGAGTCCATCGGTCCGCGTCGACAGCACCCCGCTTAGGACACCATCACGGCCCGCGTAGGCCATAAGCTGCGCGGCGATGGATAAATCGCCTGCATTGGCAAGGTGTTCTGCGGTCTCGACGTCCCGCTGATACCAGCGGGTGCGCGCCTGTGGAGCCGGCTGGAGCTGTCCACCAACAAGCTGGCGCGCCCTTTCTATAGAGTCGATATCGAGAGAGTCGTAAGGCGTCTTCCTGGGGCCGAAGAACCCCGCAATACCCAGGAGAGCGTCTCTCGTTCTATCTCCTATGCGTTGCCGCAAGTTCATAGTGATATATTGGAGGCTCCGCGGTAAAAAATCCTCAGATTCGATTGCTACAAGGTTGAAGTTTTGTAGGTGAGATGCGGATGTGGAATAATCATGAGAGGTTATCGCTTGATTGACGCCGCGAACTTTTTTTGAACGTCGTAGTCACTCTCGACGGTCGTGCGCCTGAGCACTGCCAGCAAGAGCCGGCGGCCCTGGGTCACCACGCACCATAGGGGCACGATGAAATTCGGGGCCCTATGGTAAACTGTCCCTATGTCCCCGAGATGGTACGTCCTATCAGCGGTGCTACTGGTGAGCGGTTGCCCGAAGCCGACGGGCCCGAAGCAAGAGCAGTGCCCCGCCGAAGCGTGCTCCGGCCACGGTCACTGCGAGGTGGAGGGCGGACGGCCTCGATGTGAGTGCGACGAATACTATGTGGCCGTAGGTCTCCAATGCGCGGTTAATTGTCTAGAAATAGACTGCTCGAACCGAGGCGGGTGCGTCGTGACGGGCAACGAGCCAGAGTGCATCTGTGACCAGGGGTATTGGCCGCTTTCGCCGGACGAGGGTCTTGGGTGCAAAGCGGAGGCGCCAGGGAGCTGTGCGGGTCAGGGGTGTTCCGGGCGAGGGGTCTGTGTTGAGGAAGGCGGTCCGCCGTACTGCATCTGCAATCAGGGGTGGTATTCGTTCGGCTTGAGCTGCGTAGAAGGGACGTGCACTGGGGTAGAGTGCTCAGGCCACGGAGCGTGCGTGGTGGATGACGTAGGAGCGCCAGAGTGCCGCTGTGACCCTGGGTATCAAGCGGCGGGCCTTGGCTGCGTACCGAGCGATTGTAGTCTGACGGACTGCAGCGGCAACGGAGGCTGCGTCGACGATGGTGGCGAGGCGCGGTGCGTGTGCGACCATGGTCACGTAGCGGTTGGTCTGGAATGTCGACCCGAGGCGTGCGCGAGTGAGGCGTGCAGCGGCCATGGGGCGTGCGTGGAAGAGGGGGGCAGTCTGCGCTGCGTATGCGATCCTGGCTATGTAGCGGACGGAATGAGCTGTCGGCCGGGCTGCCGGGAGCTGGACTGCAGCGGCCACGGGGCTTGCGTTCAGTCAGGGGGGGAGCTGCGGTGCGTCTGTGATCCTGGTTATGTGGCGGAGGGTCAGAGCTGCGTGGCGGCGGTTGTGCGGGACGGCGGAGTAGAGAGCGGAGTCGACAGTGGGTCGGCAGACAGCGGAGGGGTGCTGGATAGCGGTCTTGGAGATGGAGGCGATGGTGCGGTAGCAGTCGACGGAGGGGGGCCAGACAGCACGGTCGGAGACAGCAGTGCTGACGGCGGAGACGACGGAGGCCCGACTGCTCTGGAATGGGTTCCTATCGTGGGCGGGACTTTCGACATGGGCGACGACAGCAGCGCCTACGCAGATGAAAAACCGGCGCACTCGGTGACGGTGCCGTCGTTTGAGATGCTGCGTACGGAGATCACGGTGAGTCAGTACGGCGAGTGCGTGACGGCGGGCTCCTGCACTGAGCCAGGGACAGGTACGAACGCGAACTGGAACGACCCCGGTTATGAAGACCACCCGGTGAACTACATTGACTGGCAGCAGGCGGTGGACTTCTGCACGTGGGCGGGGGGGCGGCTACCGAGCGAAGCAGAATGGGAGTACGCGGCCCGTTCAGGCGGGTTGGACCAGACCTACCCCTGGGGCAATGACCCGGTGAGCTGCACCTACGCGGTGATGTACGAAGGAAGCAATGGTTGCGGCACGGGCCGTACCTGGGCGGTCTGCTCCAAAGAGGCCGGCAATACGGCTCAGGGCCTGTGCGATATGGCAGGGAACACGTGGGAGTGGGTGCAAGACTGGTATCACAGCGACTATACCGGAGCCCC